TGGTGGAACTGGTGATGTTTCACGTGAAGCATCCATAACACCAACCCACATATTCTTCCACTTGTTTCTACTACCAGGTGGATACAACATATAATTAATATTTGGTTGTTTTAACTTCATATTCTTGGCTTAAAAATAAGGGGACTTGCATAAAGCAATATCCCCTTATCTTATTTTTATTTAGGATTCAAATGTAAATCCACCAGTGGTGAATACATCTGCGATTGTAGTTACTACGGTAACCTCTCTGATACTTGTAGGTTCTCCACCAGACATAGTCAATGCACTTGCACCATTAAGGTCCGTATATGCTTGACCTGTTTGTAATGAACCTGCAGAAACCATACCACCATTATCCAAGAATACCAACCAGTAACGATTGTTATTATCTTCAATTAATGCATAGATTTCGTTTTGAGATACCAAGTCAACAAACACATCTCTCAATGTGGTATCAAGTTTAGGTAAATTAACCACCAATTCAGGTTGGAATGTTACAGATTGAGCCGTATCATTTACACCTAAATTCTCAGTTAAAGATGCTGCTTGTTTTGGTAATTGGAATTTGAACCAAGTTCCAGTTCCACCGATTGCAGACACCTGTGAATTTGTTACTGTGTACCCTGAGATTTCGTTACCTACACCACCAAGAATCCACATGGTTTTGATACCTCCTGTAGATGATGTACGACAATCTAAAGTGTAACCAGTACTAATATAACAACTTGCCATAATTTATAATTTTTTAATTTTATTTTTAGTTTTATATGGAGAAGTTCTCCTTAAAAAAGTAGAACACATCCATTAATTTATTTATTTGCAAACACAGAATGATGCTACATCAAACACACCCAAACCATAAGTTACATGAGCCTGGATTTTTACGATATCCTCAAATGGGTCGTAGATAGATTTAACAGTCATAATCTCACTGTTCATACCAAATTGTACATATTCTGCAGGACCTGCATAGTATGCTGAAACGTTAGTCAAACCTACTGTTGGAATTACCTTCACATTTGAACCAGGTAGTTGTAATACCCAATCCTCACCTGAAGTTGTACCAGCAGTGTCCATTGTGAACAAGTTCACATACGAACTATTTCTCATACTTGCAACTAGCGCTCTGTAGTTAGAATATGAAGTGTAGATAACTAAGTCGTCTCTGTGTAAAACATTCTGAGGTATGCTTTGGTAGATTGCAGAGAACACATCAAGACCGTTACTTGCAGTAGCGGCTGTGTATGCGATTTGTGTAGCCCCGTTGCCCGATGTAATGAGCGCACCCATACCATCAAAACATGCTGAACCATAAGTTCCACCTGAAGCGATTGTGTTATTCCACAACTGCATTTCCACTTGGTTTGCAATTCTATTTGAGATGTCAATCAAGATTGTTTCTTCAAATGGTACTGTCTCTTGGAAGTTAGCATTTGATAATGACTCAGCCAAATAAGTGTCATACAAATCGTATGGACAAAGTTGTTGGTTAACCTTTTTATTACATAAGTCAATTGTGACAAGGGATTGCACAGTACTTCCTGTTGGGTCAAAACCACAAGAAAGGTCTTGTAAAATTACATCATTTGTTACAAAACCAACCTTTTGTGTTGTACCTTTTAGGTTCACTCTTGGAGTACTATACTTAGGTAATGTCATACCTAAAACTGATTTAATCAACATATCTGAAGCATATGAATTATACTCAGGTAACGCACTTAAATCATAGTTGAACGAAAATTTCTTTTTATTTTCCATTTTAATTTAATTTAATTTATTTTTTATTGATTGTTTTATCTTCTTAGAGATTTGATAATTTCAAGTTTATAGTCGTCAAATGATTGAGAGAAAGTTTTCTTTTCCTCAACTGATTTTCTTTCAGGACTTTTCTTAAAACTTTCAAATTCATCTTTCAATGAATTAATGTCTGTTTTGAATTTACCATTCATTGAATCAACAAGTGATAATAATTGTTGAATTGATTGTTTAATATCTGTTATATCTTTTGAGAAATCAGATTCCATTTCTTCAGAACCCATTTCCTCTACATTTTCTCTCTCCACAATCTCACCATCTTTTACCATGACTCTGATTTTTACTTCCTCACCTTCGCTGTCTTTCAATACAACTTGGTATTCTCCATCAGGTGCTGGTTCCGTAGAACCATCTTCCATAACCTTCATGATTTTTTCACCAACATCAAATGTTTTAGATTCAAGGATTGAACCATCTGCAGATTCTGCTTTGGTCATTTCCTCTGAACCCATTTCTTCCATTTCTTCCATGTCTTCTTTCACTTCGGTTTCACCAGTTGTATCTTTTGATGCAATTGCAATTATTGTGGATTCTTCATCAACGGTGATAACCAATCCATCTGTGGTTTCGTGAGAACCTGATGGTGCTGGCTTCAATGTTGATTCTGCGACAATGTAAAGGGTCTGTCCGTTTTCAAATTCTTTATCCGTATTGTTGGTTACTTGAGTTGAACCATCAATTAGCATAACTGATTTGAAACTTTCCTTTTTGAATTGTAATCCCAAAAGATTAACGATACTATTGATTGCTTCTGTAGCGTTCATAATTAATCGTTTATATTGTTTATTATGTTTATGATTTCAGATAATAAATAGTCGTCTTTATCCTCACGGGAAAATTTCATTAAAAATTCCCCTTCAACAGAAAATCCTTTTAATTTACCCGTCTTAATAAATTCGTTCCATAAGTAATCTCCTTCAGGTGTATCCATAACTTTGAACCCACCCATCCAAGTACCATTTGGTATATTATCTCTATTAAATCCTAATTCAAATGCTTTATCACTATCCCCTGAAACAATCCAAGATTCAACCATAACAACTGAAGGTAGTTTCTTATTTGAATGTTCATAGTTAGTTTTATCAACTCTCTTTTCTAACATATAAAGTTGTTGCATTTTTTCAATTGCTTCAGGTTTAAACTTAACATAATACTTCTCATTATGGTCATCCAAACGAGGTATTAAAATGTTAGGTATCATCAAAGGTGAATATATCATCCTCTTTTCCTTTTCTGCGGCAAATAATTCTTTGCTCATGTTTTGTGACATACTTCTTCCAAATGGACTATTCTTGAAACTCTCTTCATTGTAGTATCCATAATAGGGGAAATATGTTCCTCCTTCACGGGGAGCAACACCCGCTTGTCCTTGAGCCCATCCTTCATCAGCGAATACATCACCTTGAACAATGAACTTGCGATAGGCGTGGACACATAATGGACCACCTTTAAACAACCATTTGCTATATGGCTGACCATCGTGTCCAAACTCCATATTTGAGTCCCTTAAAAGGTCTATTTCTAACCTTCTAAAATATCTGTCCTCAATGGACATGCAGAAATCACGGTCAGGTGAACCATCAACTTTTCTTTGATATTGAAAATAGATTGTGGGTCTGCTGTGATTTAATGCAATAATTTCTTCTTTTGTTCTTCCTCTTAAAGAACCAATAACCTCTTTAAACCTTTCAATGTTATTTTCCTTTAACCAAAACAACAATTTAACAACTTCAATTTCTTCTTCAGAATATTCATCCACACCAAATCCCATTTCTTCAACGGGCTCAGGATGAACATCACATGCCATATAAACTTCATTTCCATCTTCATCCGTGTGAACATGATATGACTTGCAACCCTTTCTTTCCTCACCATAAATCATCGCTTCTTCTGGTGTTGAAAATACTGGTTCATCATCAACAAATCCAACCAAATTAAAATCTTCTGAAATTACAAATTCATCCAAACAAGGACAAGAGAATTGAATACCTTTTCTACCCAATTCAGAAATCACATCCTCATTATCATCATAATGTTTGATAATTTGTAGTTGTTTAATCTTTCTAATCTTTTGTACATTTGAACCTGTTGCAAAAACTTTTGAGTAATGAATTCCAAACTTCTCAGCCCATCTTTCAAAAAACTTTTTATTGGTTCTTGCTGAAACAATATAAACATCAGAACCTGAATTTAATTCATGTCTTAATAATCCAACTCCTCTTGCGGTGGTTAAAACCCCATCGTAATCAAAGGATACTTTTTGACCTCTTGCAAAATCTTCTTTGGCTTGTTTGTAACAAACTGCAGCGGCTTGGTCTTGGTCCCAACCTTTTTCTTTTATATGATATTCAATACATCTTGAGATATAATCTTCCTTGCTTTCACCTTCTATTTTTTCAATGAAATCAACAGATTCAATTAACATATTATCTTCTGTATCACCCGTTGCATAATCAACATAAGGTGGTAAATTGGATGTATCAATATCCATCTCCTCATATCTCTCAACAATTCTTTTTGCCCAATTATAACCTGAGGTTCCACCCCATGCATCCCACATGATTGCGTGACATCCTTTATCATAAGTTAAACCTGGTTTT